GTAGAGTTGAAATGGGGGCTAATCGTGATATCTACCTTGCCGAGGTTGAGTTCTAGCACTCTAACCAAGCGATTGAACGTCTGAGAATCGACGCTTTCTCCTCTCGCATCAGGCAACCTGGTTTCGAGGAGCTTGCTCATCTTCTACCGCTGGGCTGGATATCTAACCTAGTTGTACCGATTCGCCACTTGTAACCGAGCCTATTGTCGGCTGTATTGTCATCGTCTGATTCAAAGCGAATGACCACCTGTCTGGACCTCGTTCTCACGTTTGAAAATGTGAAAGTAGGCGTAATCTGGCTTGTACTATCTGTAACTAGCGTGTCGTTAGGGAAGTTCCTGCGCTTCAAAACTACGTTCATGGCTGGCGTATTGGTGGTGCCAGTCGGCTGAATGAACTCCATGTCTGGGATCAGTTTCTTGATGAAGGTGAACTGCTCTCCTGAGCTGATATCAATGTCAGCACTCTCTACAAACACACCATCCATCGGTGAACCGTTATCGTCGTACCCAATCTCATGCTCAAAGACACAATTCGTTCCACTCGTTTGGGCGCCGGCTAGTGGCAGATCTTCGATTCCCGCGTCGAGCCAAGAGTATCTGACCAGGCTTCCGACACTCCAACTGTTTTCTTCGTAATTAAAGATGACATATCTGCTTATCTCTCCGGTGCTGTCTTCCTTCGATGGGTAGAAAAACCACATCTCACCATATTCACTATTGATTCCCATATGGCATTTAAATGCTTGATCTAATTCCAAATCGTTGAACACATATTCTTGTACTGAGCAAGGCAGTTTCTGCACCGAGCCATTGTAGAAATAGAAACTAGTTTTAGATGCAAAGTAAACGCCGTTGGGTCCATTCGCTGCTGCCTTGGGACCGATCAAGCCTGAGCCCTCGTTCACTAGGTTCACGGCAAAGGTCAGAGGAGGGCCAATAAAATTCATCGAATAGAGGGATGTATCTGTCCAAATCAGGATCTCCTGTCTTGATTTGATACCGCCCACGATGAATGAGCCGGTGGACAATCTAACGCTTCCGGCTGAGTTTGTAGCTGTTGGCTCAAAGTCTAGCTCGTTTTCCGAATCTGAAAACGCCACTAACATGGGGTCAATACTGCCGGTCCTCGAGCCACTAGATATTGGATCCGCTCCGAGCACTACCAAATGTCTGTCTGTCTCTGAAGTCAGAACTTGCAGAGCGACTGTAGGGACTAAGTTGGCGCCTGATACGCCTGATAGATCCAGAGCCCTAACTGACGTTCCGTTATTCTCTACCCAACGAAATATGCCGGCGCCTCGAGGGTTGATGATGAGGTTCTCGCCAAAGTTGTCATGCGTCCATAACCGCAACTGGTTGGTTGCACTTGTGGGAGATGCCGATCCGAAGGTTCCAGAACTCCAAGGTCCAACACCCCAACCAGAAGATGACACATAGGTATCTAGTCCGACGTTGATCTGATAAGCACCAACAACCGAGCTACCGCCGTTACCGCTGTCACTTGAATTAGCCGTCACAGTAGCGCCATCTGTGTCTTTCGCTGTGATCGTGTAAGTGTTTGTGCCGGTAACCAAAAGTATTTGGTACTCTTGGTTCAACACAGCCGCCGTCACATTGCCGCCTAGAGTCGCTGCTCCGCTAAACGTCACAAAGTCATTGGTCACCGCACCATGATTTGTATCTGTAACAGTAATTGTGCTGCTACCGTCAGTAGCTGCGAAAGTAACGTCACCGGCCGATGTCGTAGACCTAATAGGAGTAATATCGTTGTAAGCGTCACCCTCTTCGATGTAATACTTGAAGGTGGTTCCGAGACCCAGGAAGCGAGTGCCTCCTAGAGATATGAAAGAATGCAGCGCACGAGCAACGCCCAGAAAAGTGTTGGTGCCAAGCTTCTGCCAACCACCAACTTTTTCTACTCGACCTTTTCGGAATCTAACTAAGTTGCCGTCTACCCAACCGCCTTTGGCTGCGTAGTCAGTTGACTCCTTGTTGATCCCTGGCTGAAACTCCAGATTGGTTAGCGGCATGAAGCATCAAGCAATTCGTATGATCGCGCCAGTCGCAGTCGGAGATGGGAACACAACCGTAAAGTCTCCCGCAGTGCTGGTTTTGTCACCACCAAAATCCACCGCTGCGATTGCCTTGTTAGAATTTGTGGAGTTATAGAGTAGCATTCCCCGCGCTGTTACGGTCGCAGTTCCGAAAGTAAAATCTGCAAAGTCGCATACGCAAGTGCTGCCTGACAGGGTAGGCGTCACGTTAGTCAGTGAACCGCCACCAGAACTGTAATTGGTTCCAGAAGATTGTCCGGTTGTTACGAAAGCCGTGGTGCTAGCACCCAAAGTTGCTGATGATGTATAGAGAGCCAACTTGATGGTGTCGGCTCCGTTGGTCAGATTATGCTGCTCGGTTACGATATCCGTTTTGAACGAGTTGCAAATTGCGCTGCTGATGGCGATGACGCACCTCCTATGAATCTAGTTGCTTCACTATATTAGCCATATCTTCATGACCTTGGCTAGCGAGTAATCCTCGAATAGTGACACGATCAGAAGCTATGGCGTTCTTTATCCCCATCAATATTAGTGTATAAACCTGGTTTCGGAAAGCCTCAGCTTGCTGTCTTACGACTGGATCCGCTTGCGCTGAGATGCCGACGATCTTTTTTGTGACTTGCTCAGCCCAGAACTCTGCATCGTGACCTTTGTTCTCGGTCGTTGACACCATCACCTGACCCAACTGAAAACCGATATCATCTTTGATCATGGCTATCCCTTGTATGGTTCTGGAGCGGAGGGCAGCTCTACGGTTTCTAGTTTGTGTTTCTTCACCATCTTAGCCAGATCGGATCGGTCGCAAACCATCCACTCATCCGCTGGTGTTGGCATCGCTATTTTGGGATTAGCCAGTCTGTGATATCCGTACAATCTTTCTTCGATCGGTACATTCTGATCCAGAAGAGATGACCTCGGGCTCACTCCTACCGTTATGTTCTCGTTGATGCATTTACAAATCCAAAACTCTAAGCATGCGCGACCGGCTTCTGCGAAATGCAAATTGTGTTTGTAGCTGAAATCCATGCCAAACAAATCTATTTGACCGACTCTGTTCCAGAGTGCAAAAGCCAGAGCATATGCGGTGGTATTATTCATGTAAGCGCACCGCTGATCTTCGATCACTTCTTCGAGCGGATACTCCACTAAGGCCGGCACTCTTTCATCCAGCTCACAAGTGTAGATAGGCTTTGTGTATTTCGGTAACACTCGACGCATTACCTCAGTTTGGTTACCCGCATCTTCTGTATCCAGAAAACGACTGACTGGATCTAGCATAAAGACACGATCCACATCAAAGACAGATAAGGCTGAGTTGATTCCCCAAACCTCGTCCCAGGTTTTGCTGTTTTCGACTCCGATTACATAGTCTATTTGGCTGGCGCCTAGACCGATGATTGCTATATGTTTACCTTCGAGACTCTCTATTTTTTCCAATTAACTCACCCCAGTGCGTAAAAGATCATAACGATACTCGTCCCTGGTATCTCTGCCCTCCGTAAGGTTTTTCATACGGGCGATACCTTCTTTGAAACGAGCCTCGAAAGCTCCAATCACACTAGGGTCTTCTTTTAGGAAAACCGCCGCCTCCACAAGCGTTCCATACAGCAGCGGATCTGGGTGATCGGTAGACAACAAAGTCGTACCAGAATCCGCTCCAGATGTAAGAGATGTTGGCTTGTGTAGGTAATGCAGCTCTACGGTAAAATCAGATGATGGCACAGGCGATAGCTCAAAAGCCGTGTTATCGAACAAACTGTAATATCTTGGGCGCCCAGTCGTTGTAGTTGTAGGAGAAAACTCCTTCAAAAAACTAGGGTGCTTATAATCCAAATAGTGATATTTACTGCTGTCTATTACAGCCAATGAGAATGGTGCAAAAAAATCGGATGGCGTAGCTAAGAACCGATTGTTCTGCGAAGCCGTGCCGGTCACATTTTTGCGCTGTTGCGGTAGCTGCACCATTTTAAAGATGCGGC